GCGCTATCTGGCACGGTGGTCAGGTTTTCCTTCAGACGCTCGATTTCATCTGAAACTAGGCGTCGGAACTCTCGTTCAAAAAGTATCGCATTGGTTAGCATTCAACCCCCTCGGTTGATCTCCCCTCGGGATGGATGGGCCGGCGGCAGAGGGGAGGATGCCGCCGGCCCGAGACAAGCGCTCAGGCTTTCTCGCTGAACGCTCGCCTACCTTTTGTGCGCCTGAATTTCCGTCTTTTCCAGGCGCCCCAGGCCGCTGCCGCTGCCGGCATCCATATCCTTGTAGCTGCGATAGGTGCGACCGCCAGCCTTGCGCGGTATCGGCATATCGGGACCGGGGCCAGGACCAGCCATCGGCCCCGGTGGCGGCATGGGCATCGGAGGAGGCGCGGCAGCAGCCGGCGGGGGCATCGGCACCGGGACAGGCATAGCACCCGCGCCAGGACGCGCCCCGCCACCCGGCGGCAGATTGCCCGGCGGCATGGCGTTTGCGGCGCCTTGGCCAGGATTGATCGAAATGATGATGTTGGTCTTGCCCTTGCCTTTGGCAGAACCGCCATCCTTGCGTGCGATGCGGCCACCAGTCGGGCGAGTACCGCCGGCATAGTTGCCGATTTCGCCGCCCTTCTTCAGGCCTTTGGGCGACTGCTGCTTGTCATGCTTGGCATCAAGGCTGGACTTCTCCCAAGCCTTCATGCTCATGCCGTGCTTCTTCGCCAGCTTGCGGTCCTGCTTCAAGTCCGTCTTGGAGCGTTCCCACTCCATCGCAGACACCTTGCCACCGCTCTTTCGCATCTCGGGAACGTAGCCGCGCATGCCACGTGGCGGCGTCACGTCTTCCTCATAGGTCGGGCGAGGCGGCGCCTTACGCGGCGGGGCAGGAGGCGCCTTCGGAGGCAGAGGCAGATTGCCACCGTCAGCACGATGAGTGCGACCACCGCGCTTCATACCGCCGGTATGCGGCTTCGCAATCTCGGCGTTCGCTTCCTTCACGTTGCGGTTGATCTTCTCGGCAACGCTGCCACCGCTCTTGCGCGGCTTCTTGTCAGCACGCATCGGGCCGCAGGAGCCAGAGGCTTCCATGCCGACCTTGCCGCCTGCCTTGTATTGCCGGCGCGACACAGGGCGCATGCCCGTCTTGGCTTCGGCGTTCAGTTGCTCAGGCGGCGTCCAGGTGGATGCGTCAACCTTGGCGCGCGGGTCGCCGGAACTGCCTAGGCGCTTGGCCTTGGCTTCGCGGGCGGCCCGGATGGCCTTTGCACTCATCTCCGTCACAGGCGTTCTCCTACGCTCGCGGGCGTCCCCGCAGTTGCTTTACGAAATCGTCGGCCAAAGCAACCGTAGGCCGATTCTTGGCGGTTACGCGCAATGCCTTCTGCATCGTGGCATCGTCGTTTAGGTTCATCTTGGGAACCGTGCCACCCTCCGCATACTGGCGTTTAATTTCCAAATGCTTTGGATGAAAGACAACATAGTTGCGAGTGCCATCGCCAGCGCCACGGTTGCCAGCATCAAAATAACGGATGCCGGGGATGCCGGCTTCGGCTAGATCGGCGGAAGTTTCCGGACCATGCTCATCGGTTTTGTTTAGTGCTGAAACCAGATGTTTCCCGGTCACAGGGTCATGCGGTTGATCTTTCCCTTCACGATACCATTCAAGCATCGTGCGAGTACGATTTCCTGGCTTCAAATGAGAAAGATCAACATTCTTGGCAAACTCTTGAATGTGCGGAGCCTGCTCATTCAGCGGCTTGTCCCAATCAAGAAACTCCTCCGGCCGCGCATGAATAGCGACTTCATACATATGGCCTTTAGACGGGTCTTTTGACAAATCCCTAGAAACCGCATCGCGTGCGTCTCTTAGCCTACTCCAATTTTGCTGTTCTTTATAATGAACCCTATCGGCGGCATTTACTACATCCGCATTAGCTCCCATCTTTTGCATTTCAAGTATAATTTTTGCTTGGAGAGGATCATCAGGTATAATTTCACCAATCGGTTTTTGCTTATAGTATTTGAAGTTTGAAGAAAGCGTATCTCGATAGTCTCGCGCTACCCCTTCATTCTCAGCGATATAAGACCCATGCCCATAAGCCTGAGCCCCCTCGCCCGTGCCGATCTTGCTCAAATCAAACCGGCTAAACTCATGCGGACTGCCGTGATAGCCGATTATTGGATTATCAATCCTTACATCGTCATCCTGCGGCTCCTGCACCGGGCCACCGTCCGCACGCGATGGCCGACTGGAAGGCACCCGCACATGGAAGCCAGGAAGATTACGCGGGTTTAGGCGCCCCTCTACATCGCCGCCCCGCGCATACCCGACACTACCCAGCGACGCATCAAGCTGCCCTTGCGTCTCCATCACAGGGCCGCCCTCGGTCATCACTGGCGTCTGTGCCGACATCATCGAAGGATCGGTCGGGAACGCGCCGTAGCCGCCGCCATACGCCGCCGGCTGGCGCGCAATCATCATCGCGCGACGGATGGCCTTATGCGAATCGTCCCTCACGGCACAAGCCCCCCAGGCGGCGGCATCTTGCTGCGACGCTCGCGCTCCTCCTCCTCACGCCGCGTCACGGCTTCAAAGGCAGGCTGCACCAGCGGCGCCACAATGGGCGCACTCATAGGATGCACGGCAAGGTTCTGAGCAAGGTCGATCAACTGCAACCGCTCGCGCGCCAGGGCTTCATCGGTCTTGGTCCCGATAGCCTGTTCCTCTAGCGAGGTCTGAGCGCGGAACTTCGTCACGTCCAAACCCATGTGATCTTGGTGCATCGCCCGCGATGCCTGCTGGCCTTGCGCTTCAAGCGCCGTGTCAGCCTGCATTTTCTGCACCCGCGCCTGGGTTTCCATCGTCTTGATATCGAGGTCTTGCTTCTTCAACGCCAGTTCAGCCTGCGCCTTCATAAACTCAGGCGGCGGCTTGCCCTGCGCCCCAGGCGGCGCGAAGAACTGCTCCGGGTTATTCCAGCCAATCGCTTGCAGCGCAGCGGTATCAATCGCAATCGGATCGTACATGCCCGGCTGTGCCATCTGTAGCTGCTTCAACGCCATGATTTTCATAAGCCGCTGCGTGTGGCTGGCGGTATTAGGATCGGCCTGCGGCACTAGCTCACAGTTATCAAGCGCCTGTAGAAACCGCTGCTCATCCCACGGGTAAGCGGGCTTCCGGTTGCGCTGCCAGAAACTTTCAGGGTTCTCGCGGAAGCACTCGGCCAGCAACTTGAACTCATGCGCCTGGGCAGCGTGCATGCGCTTGTGAACGCTATTCAAAATCTTCTGTGCTTGTTCGATCATCGCCATCGTGGTGCCGACAGGCGCATCCGCGCGCCCCTCGCCTACCTGCATCTCGCTCACGCCTCCGATGCGCTGGCCAGTCTCTACGATGTTGGAGACAAGTTGCATCAGAGCCATTGACGGCTCCTTGTACGGCAGCGGCATGATGGCCTGCTGGATCGGCATGCCATTGGTTTTTACCAAAGCACCACCACCGGGCGGCACGCGGAATATGTTAGTGTTCTGCCGCGCGCCGGCATCAGCGAACAGAAAGCCGGGAAAGTTCGCATACATGCCTGCGTCAAGCAACTCGCGCCATGCGGCAGTGACCGCATTCGTCGTGTTACCAAGGATGTTCAGCAAGCCGATGTCATAGAAGCCGAAGCCGGGCATGAAGGTGTACTTGACGAAGTTGCACCGCGCCTCGGGTAGATCGGCAGTGTCTTCGTCGTAGTTGCGGACGATGGAAAGAATTTTCTTGGAGGATTCGTCAATCGTGACGCGGTAGGGGATTTCCAGGCCGCTGGGTTTACCCTTGTGCTTATGCTCGAAGCCTAGAATGTCTAGCTCGCAGTAGCACTCATAGATTGCGCGGTCGCGGTCATCAGGATTGGTAACGTCGGCCGAAACGCCTTCCTGCGCTTTTTCCTCGCGTTGCAGGCTATCGAGGCTGTGCGGGTTCGGCGTGCTGAGATCGGTATCGCGGTAGACGCCCAGGATTTGCAGCCGTTTGACGACGCTAGGCTTTAGGTAGGTACGATGCGTGACGCGCTTTGCGTTCTGTAGATCGGTCGCGCCGTTGTTGACGATCAAATCATCTGCATCGACGGTTTCAGACACCGGGCGATTGCGAAGCGGGCAGAAATAAACTTTCTTGAATGCGGTACCGCCGAATCCCAGCATTAGCAGCATGCGGTCTGTGTCGGGGTAATACTCGGTCGCAACCGCAGTCAGATAGTGATTGAGGTCGCGCTCCAGCGCGTTCGCCAGTTGATCTTCTTCGAGGCTGGCGTCGTTATCGTCGTTGCGGATTTTGACCGGGCCATCGGTCGGCAGTAGCTCGGATCGCGCGTTCGCCTGAAACCGCAGCACGGCTTCGAGCAGGAGCGGATGACGTACTTTGCTCATACCTTCAACCGGCGCGCCATCGGATGCGCCGCTGAGGTTTGGGATTTCGATCTTGAGCCCCAGCAGTTTCAGCCCGGTGGCGCGGTCTTCAATCCATTCGCTGCGACTTTGCAAATCATCCCGGATGCCGCGCAACAGGTCTTCACTGATACGGGAGAGTTCGCTTTCGGGGATATCGTCAACAAGATTGTCGAACCACCCGGTAGGTTTGCGCGCGGAACCAGCCTCCAAAGGCTGGCCATCAATCCGCAGAGTGATACTGCCGTCTGGATGTTCGATAGATAGGACGTTGCCGGAATCGTCAGTGTTTGGTTGATCGACGCCTTCCGGCGCCTCGGCAATAATAATCTCCTCGCCATCGGGCAGAGTAGATGCCTCGGGGGCGGGCTCGCGGATTGACGGCGATAGACCAGGGACTAGCGGCATAATGACCCTCTAATGCAGGCATATTGCATAGGGGACAGAAAAACAACAACCATTATTAGGCCGGATACAATGGATCGTCATTCCTGCTGCGGTGCATCATGCTATCTTCAATCTCTTCCGTCCATTCCGCGCTACGAGTTAGCAGACCGATATCTCGCATGTGGCGGAGGCTAGAAGAAACCGTGTCAACTAGATCGTCATGCTTGCCTTTCGGAAAAGTCCCGACCTGGGTTATTACTTGATCTGCCCAGGATCGGTCTGGCGCGTAAATCATGCCTTCGGCAAATAGATGCTGGACAGAGTAAAGCCGGGACAGTTTATCTTGGCTTTTAGGGTCAAACATTTGAATGCCCCAGTCCTCGCGGCCGAATAGGCGCCGTAGTTCTTGGGCAACGGAGTGACCGGCAGCTTTGTTTTCTATGATTAGTTTATCAACCTTCATTGCGCGACAGCTACGGGCGACTTTCTGCACGAGATCGTGTAACTCTAGGCGTTCCGCCCAAGCGTGCATAAGCATTACGCGCGGGTGTTCCTGGCTGTAACTACGCTCAATGCCGTCTTCGGATTTACTAGCCTGAGCAACAACGGAGCCAGAGAACACTCCCCAGACGGTGAGGGCTGAGAAATCGTTTTCCGTCTTCGTCGTGTAGGCGGTATCGAGCGATGCCAGCACGTAGTCCATCGGCGGGTAGGCGTCTTCCGCCCATAGCTGCCACCAGTTTCTCTTGATTACGCCACCGCCTTTGGGCTCGGGCCGCTGCTGTAGCTGACCGGCGGCCGTCCATGGTCCCATCTGGCGTTCTAGGAGGTCAACCTGTTCCTCGCCAAATCGCTCAGGCCATAGGAGTTCGCCTGCCTCGGTGCGAGGGTCTTCCCATCCGATAGAGCTAACGTAGGATCGCTCGGGCTCGTACCGCATGGGCAGGCATAGATGCGTCCATGCGCCGGCTTCCTTTGAAAGAATATGCCCGGTCAAGTCCTCTTCAGAAAGCCTCTGCTGAATTACGATGAAGGCGCCAGTCTTGGGATCGTTTAGGCGAGTAGAAAGAGCGCCATCCCACCATTCTATCGTGCTTTCAATAGTAGCGGCAGAGAAGGCTTCCTGCGCTGCATTGGGATCGTCAACGACGATGATTGATCCACCTTCGCCCGTTAGCGCGGAGCCTACGGAGGTCGAGAGGCGGGAGCCGCCTATGCTGTTATCAAAGCGGGTTTTAGTGTTCTGGTCTGAGGTTAACTTGAACCGGCTACCCCATAGCCGCTGATACCAAGGGCTTTCGATCAACCGGCGGCATTTGACGGAATCGCGGAGAGAAAGCTGTTGAGCATAGGAGGCGTGAAGGAACTGCACGCCGGGTCCACTAGTAGGCGAGACTTGACGCTGCGCCCAAACCCAGGCCGGAAATGCGACGCTTGTTAAGCTGGACTTGCTGCACCGTGGCGGAATGTTAATTAGCAGCCGGCGGATTTCGCCGTCGCAAACGGCTTGCAGGTGTTCCGCGACTGCCTCGATAACCCAGCCTGTCGTAAATGGCGCCGGGTCGATATACTGCCAGCCATTCACGAGAAACGAATACAGGTTTTCTTCGGCATCTACGCGATCAAGTTCGGCTAGAATATCGTCAGCATGCACAAAGCCTTGAGGCAGCCGAATGAGGCTCATTCAGGCTTGGACTTCATCACCGCCAGCGCAGCCGCGCGCAATGCCTCGCGCTGCTCGGGCGTGAGGCTAGAGGCATCGACGGCCACCTTGTTTTCCGTCTGGATCGGGCCGCCGTTGGCGCCGGTTAGCTCCTGGCGCACCCGGTCGCCATACTGCCGAGGCGCCATTTTCATCGCCCGCCATTGCGCGACCGAAATTCTTAGCTTCATAACTTCGATATTTTCTTTGTTCGCACTCGCGGCAAGTTTTTCGATTTCGTCTACAAGGAAATCGGCCAAACCTTCCCGGGCTCGCGCGCACTTTGTCCCAAAATCTGGATATTCGTCAAACCATCGATAGATCGTAACCCGCGCCGGCATCTGGGCATCGTCGGCAATTTTGACGAGACTTTCACCGTTTAGCAAACGGTCCACAATCTCCTGAGCTAGCTCGGGGGTATAAAGCGTAGGCCGGCCGACTGGGCGCGGCTTGATCGGGTTGCCGAGAGCGTCGTTCCCAGGCGCGCGAAAATCAGGCTTAGGCAAATCTGGTTTCGGCTTGCGCGGCATCGTGGGCCTCCTGCCGCGCAATATACGAAACCTCGCCGGATATTTCCAGCGGGGTTTTCAGGGCACTCAGTTCTACTCAGCCCTGAGATGGACTGAATGAGTTTTGTCGGGTTTTGTCGGGGCTTATGGACCCGATGCTCTATGACTAAATAAATA